CGACGGCGTAATGATACTGGCAGGAGCAGGAATGGGCGTCGATGCCGGAATTCCTGACTTCAGAGGTAGTAGTGGCATATGGACATCTGAAAAGGACACCTTCATCAAGTTCGCTAGTGGACCGGCTTGGAAGGAGCGACCACTAGAGGCATGGAACTTCTATATCAACCGCATCATCAAATACAGTCAAGTCCCGCCTCACCGTGGTTATATTGACCTCAAGAACCTCAACAAAGATGTCTATGTGGTCACTAGTAATGTAGATGGACACTTCAAGAAATCCGGCTATGATGTAGATAAGATTTACGAGATTCATGGCAACTTGGAACACATTCAATGTAGTCGTAGGTGTTCTAGGGATATTCAACCAATGCCGACTTTTACTGGTGAGTTGACTAGGCTAGAGGAAGCACCACATTGCCCACGCTGTGGCTCAGTGATGAGACCAGTAGTAATGATGTTCGGCGATCCTGCTTTTGAGGACAAGATTGTAAATGAACAATCGGATAAATTCTGGGCATGGCGAATGTCTAAGAAGAATGTAGTTGGTATAGAACTTGGTGCTGGTACATATGTTCCCTCTATCAGGTCTATGTCAATGGATTATACCAACGCTACTATCAGAATCAATCCACACGATTTTCAAGTCAACCGACCAGAAGATATCTCAATCCAGGCAACTGCCATTGACGGCATAGATACACTATTCAAATTACTAGGAAAATAAAATGAGCGCCGAACAATACAATCTATCAAA